TTAGTAGTAAAAGCCATTTTATTCCTCCATTATTTTAATATAAAAATCCCTATTCTCGGAGCCAAAGATTTTACCTTCGTTAAGAATAGGGTGAATACAATATGTTTGAAATGTTGATTTTATGTAATTATTTTTTACCGCCCTTGGCGATATTTCCCCCATCACCACGAGTTTGAGCACCACTATCAGAAAGTTCGCTATCCGATTTAGATGGACGACCTTTTGGTTTAGAATCTCCAGACATTTGAGCGGCAGCTATCACGGGCGTAAGATTCTCAACCCATCCACTCGCTCTTGCTTCATCAAGATTGCGCTGGAATTCAAACGGAGACATCCCTAAAGCAGCGGCAATTTTATTTGGCATTACAATACCATTACCCATTAATGTCATCTGTTTTTCTAGACGTCGTTCTCGATCATTATAAAAATTTGTGCCCTCGAAATGAGTTTTGAATTTATACTTTTTTGTCAATTTATTTACATGATAATCAATAAAATTTTCAAATTGAGGATAAGTCGACTCCATCTCTAATTCGTCCGTATTAAGGCTTAATTTTGTCTCCTCAACATTGCGCTTTATGTCAAGAGGAGTAGAAATTAAATTAATATTTCCGCTAGAAGTTGACATTGCAGTATCAAGGTACTTGCTATATAATTCATTTTCACTCTTAAATTCAACCCCCTTAAGATCATCCAATGGGGCAGCCGCAACCTTTATCGCATCTCCAACAGCCGCCTGAACAACTGCTAAAAATTTTCCCAAAGTATCTGGGTTAATATTAAATTGATCCTTTACCTTGGCCTGCGTATCTTTTAAAGTTCCAACAGCGCCCAATACCATGCGCTTAGAAACGCTAAGGTTTATATTTTTTTGTAATGCTCTCATCAAAGGTTGTTGTATTAAATCCAAAAACATTGGCGCATATTTAGGTATTCGGGTTGCTATGGTTGGGTTTAGTTTCCACATCCAACCCACATCTAGGGGTATTTGCGTCCAATATGTCCAACTAGAATTTCTAGTATCTGCTGGCATAAAGGGAGAGTAACCTTTAAATGCTCCGCTATCCCAAAGTTGTTTATATTTATCTGCAAAGAACCTTGGATATCCTCTTAAATCAATCCCAGGCTGAATAAACCAATACATATTAAAATCAAACAATAACCCATATGCACTATGACCATTAATTAAAGTCCAAGTTGGATTTGCCGGTAATTCTTGCAATACCATTTGCTTCGAAGAATCATCAATTCTTTTGCAATAAAAAGCGGCCTCATTCCTCAAAAGTTCTCCAACTACAGAAGAAAATTGTTCTTTATAATTGAACGAATCTATAAATTTCTTAAAAATATCTAAATCCGCCGAATATTCTTTTGATTTAAAATCTTTATAACTTCCATTGACACAATCATATGTCATGTCAAATGATAGCATGTTACCATAAAATGAAAGAAGTTTCTTATACGATTGTGATTTTTGTTCGAAGTCTTGTGAAAATTCTAGGAGGGCGATTTCATTATTTTTAGGATCGGCCATTGCAGAATCTAAAGCAGCTTCGTCGGGACTTCTATTCGTGAGAGATATGTCCTTAAGTCTACTGTTCAACAAAAAGGGTGTTATTATGGCGTTGTTATAACCTAATGATTGTGCAAATTTTAAAACGTCATAAACTTCCTCTTCGGTCATCAATACTTCTTCATTATTTTCTATCTTTTTTTTTACCAATTAATTACTCCTTTCTTCTAGAATAAAAAATATTCTAGAGAATTAGATTTAATTCTTTAGCCAATATTAATTCTATATTTTTAAATTCCCAATATGGAATTTCTATTAATTTTATATTATTTTTAATACAATAATTTCTTTTGATGTCATCTCTCATCTTTTGAATTTCAAATTGTTTATCTCCGCCAAAACAAGAAACTGATTTATAATGTTGTTGTCCCTGTGCTTCACACAAAATATTATAATCCGTCAAAAAAAAATCAAAAGGAAGCGGAAATATATTCCTACAATCTTTAAATCTTTTTTGTGGTTCATATTTTATTTTATATTTATTTAAAATTATTTTTATCTTCTTTTCAAGATGCGATTCCCTACAATGCGGGCATCCTCTTGGTTCTTTTGAATCATTTCTTTTACATAAAGAAGAAAAATATGATTTATCACATTCTGGGCAAATCCACCAAAACTTTTTTGGAGTATGTGGCGCAACATCTTCTGGTTTTATGGGATAATTTAATTTATAATCCCATTCTTCTGATATTTCTGGATATAGAAATTTGAAATTATTAAATTTTCCGATTTGTCTATTTTCGCAAATAGAACAACCATTTCCAGCCAAAACGTCCACTATTGTCATTTTAAATGGAATTTCATCTTTATTGCAAATATTGCATTTAAAATATAATTTTTCATGACACCCACTAAATTTCTGTCCATCAACTAAAGAAAATGTTTTTTCATTTATTCTTAACCAATTTTCAATGTTTTCTATAGTATATGGGTTGGGAACGCCAAATCTCTCTGGACATCCACCAATTTTTGATTGTTCTTTTATAGAATTAGAGCACACAAAATATTTATATCCTTCATTATCGAAGAATAACATTTTTTTATTATCTCTAGTCCACACTTCATTTTCGCCCAAATTCATACTTGGCATATTAATTTTCAAAAACAATTTTAAGTTATAATTAGAATATATGTTATCTTTGTGAAAGACATATAATCTCTTATTTTTCCGAACTACATTCCCAAGAAATCCCCCAAAACAAATACTATATTTATATCCATTAATATCACTAATATCTAATTTTTTTGTACAATCAAAATATTTATCAGATAATAATATATATCCGTTATTCTCAATTATTTCCTTAACTTCTTCATATCTATATTTTCCTTGGCCACATTCGAAACAAACAGGATTATTAAATTGAAAATTATGGAATTTTCTTTTTCCAATATGTCCACAAGAAAACTTAATATTCAAATAATAATCTATCCCAAAATATTCTTTATCTAATAATTCACACCCCTTAGATTCTATATAATTTTTTACATATTCGTATGTTAATTTTTTCGGCATTACAATCATCTCCTGTAGATAATCATCCTGATAATAATATATATACAGAGAGAAGCGGTTCAGGATTACCGTTTTCAGGCCGTCGCCCTATCTCTCTGTTTATACCACTTTATTCTACCACATTATTCATTTTTTGTCAAGGGTTGAGTTATCCCCAACCTTGCGCCAATGCAGAAAATATTTCATAATCATCTGAATCATCGTCTTCATGCAATAAGTCTTTGTCTAACAAACTAACAAAATAGTTGCCATAGCTTACAGACGAATAGCGGTCTTTTCTTGCCGTAGCGGTTGCAGTATCTAATTTCACATTCCCAGAAACCAACGTCATTTCCAAATTAATTGACTCATTAATTAGAAAATTAGTTTGGACATAAGGCGCGAGAATTCTAGCCTTAATATCTGAATCCGTTTGCGGATTAGCATATTCTTTATTATTCGCCAACAAATAAGTTTCTGCATCAGTATCACTAAGTAAAAATGCAAATAATTTTCTCTGCAATTTATCACGCATTTCAACTGCTATTTGTGAATTTAATTTTGCACTAGCAGTAATAGGATAAATTATTTGCAAAGCATTCAACGAAGTAGTATGATTCAATAATTCATCATAATCTTTTTGATCTATCGTATTATGTATCATTACTGTCATAGCCGGATATTCATCGCCTCTTTCGGCGTCCTTTGTTACTATACCAAGCTGTTCATATACGCTAAGACCAATATTGGCAACATCAAGCACTATATAATCAGCCAAAAAATCCTTCCATATTTGTTTTATGCGAAGACCTTGAGATATTGTATCTTTACCAGAAAAAGACTCCATATACACAAGTTCGCGCATATATCCTTTTCTTGTTGGCAATAGCCTGAAACAACTTGTTACTGCAAGGTCGTTTGCACTACCTCCACGACTAGCAATATCGCAACTAATAATTCTTATTTCGCCATCTTCTTTTTTTTTCACAACATCATATGGATTTTTCTTAGGATCATAATTATCATTTCGTTGTGGATAAAATGCCCTATCAATTTTTCTTAATTTTTCAAACATGCTCAATCTAAAATAAGCGTTAGCATTTTCTCCCCAAGGAATATTGTCATACTCTTCCAATGCAGTAATATCATCCATTTTAGACTTTTCCTGCCGAATACGCGCAGAAGTTTTTATGCGATGTTTTAATGCGAGGCTATAATCAAGACATATTACCATGGAATTCTTGCCTTTTATCATATCTTTTAGATTTTTCTTTGTTTCATCATACCACCACAAACCCTTATGATAAGCCGAAGAAATAAAGACTTCTTTTGGCTCTTCAATTAATTCGTTGACGTTTTCATATTCTGGCAAGCTCAAATATTCTGCTTGTCTAATATAAGAAAAAGGGCGGATAACCGCATCTACAACATCTTTATCAATCAGGCGAAATTCTTCATAAATAGTAAAAGTAGAACGTCGTCCTCTAGAAGAATCTCTTGCGGCAACAACCTTTATAATACTACCATTATGAAAATCAACTTGCCACTTATTTGCGTTGGTAGTAA